TTCATGCTCAACCATTGAATCAGAATTGCTTGATTCAATATACGGCACTGTGTGGGCACCACACTCATTGCCAATTAACAATGAGTCGCATTGGGTAAAGTTTCTTGAGTTGGATGCTTTGGGCAATATGCTGACCAAACCTCTGTATGTATTGTTTGCCTTACCTGCAGATATACCCTTAGATATAATTTTTGAAGAAGTGTTTTTCCCAATATGAATCATCTTAGTTCCTGTGTCTGCTTGTTGCATATTGTTTGTAATGGCCACTGAATAAAATTCACCTTTGGAATTGTCCCCTTGTAAAATACAACTAGGATATTTCCAAGTGATTGCTGAACCAGTTTCAACTTGCGTCCATGATATCTTCGAGTTGATGCCTCTGCAGGCTCCTCTTTTGGTCACAAAATTATAGATCCCACCTTTGCCTTCAGCATCACCAGGATACCAATTTTGCACTGTGGAGTATTTTATTTCTGCATTATCTAGAGCCACCAACTCAACATTAGCTGCATGCAGTTGATTTTCATCTCTCATAGGAGCAGTGCATCCTTCAAGATAACTCACGTAACTATCTTTGTCTGCAATGATAAGAGTTCTTTCAAATTGACCTGTTTCCATTGCATTAATTCTAAAGTATGTAGAAAGTTCTACAGGACATCTAACTCCTTCAGGCACATAAACAAAAGAGCCATCAGTGAACACTGCTGAATTTAAAGCTGCAAAGGAGTGATCCGAAACTGGAATCACACTGCCTAAATATTTTTTCACTAGATCAGGATGTGTTTGCACAGCCTCTGAGATAGAACAAAAGATAATTCCCAGTTCGCTTAATTGTTTTTTATATGTTGTAGCAACTGACACAGAGTCGAACACAGCATCCACAGCTATTCCTGATAATTTTTCTTGTTCCTTTAAAGGAATGCCCAGCTTCTCATAAGTTTTTAAAATTTCAGGATCAATTTCGTCCAGTGACTTTGGTTTGTCTTTAAGACTAGCTGGTGATGAATAATAATAGTAATCTTGAAAATCAATTTCTGGAATGTTTAACTTGGCCCAATCTGGATTTTGTAAATTGTTAAAAATTTGAAATGCTTTAAGCCGCCATTCAAGCATCCATGCAGGTTCATTTTTTTGTGCAGATATAAATTTTACTGTGTCTTCATTCAATCCTTTAGGAGGGCGGATCTGTTCTACATCAGTGGAGAATCCATATTTGTATTCACTGTTGCCTAGTGCATTGACTTGTTCAATTGTTTGCTCTGTGGCTGCCATCTAATTTAATTATTCCCAAACATAAGGATCTTTTTTTGCTACTGCAAAATTTAGATATGTTTGTATGCGTTCAAGATCTTTTTTTGTTTTTAAAGATATTAATTCGTTTGCAAAATGTAGTTCTACTTTGTTGTCTAAAGCAATTTGAAATATTTCATTTCGTCTAGCAACATCATCAGTCATTGAATACATGCTGTTCAGCACTATTATATCAGGCTTGTCTTTTATAAAATGCTCTAGTGATGCTTGCCAAGTGCAATGATCATTTTCAAACTCGTATGAAGTGTAATTGATTTTATTTGCCAAGCAGTATTGATCTATAATTGCTCGTTGCATAGGTAAAGGAATATTTTTTGAAAACTCACTACTCCAACCAACATAAGTGATAGCAGTTTTTCCTGTGTTATCTGATGACCCGCCTGCCTCATGATCTCCAGGTAACCGCATAAATCCACCAGGATGCCGTCTGCCATATTCTTCGCCCTCTACTAGTATTCTCATGTCCATGCTTACCCTTGTATAACCTTCTACGTTATTGATATTACCATGTAACATTTCTTGTAAAAATAAATGACTTTGTCCAGGTTTGAGTTCAATAGGAAATGCAACTTTATAACATTCTTCTTCTAGTTTTTCGACACTCCATTTTTGATGCATGAATTGTTTTGTTATGCTTCTACTGTTTTCGATATCCACCATCCACATAGTGTTACTTGCCTTTGCTTCAGTAAAAGGTGTCCATATAGTTCTACATCCTCTTCCATTACCAACAAATATTCCTTGATGCATCTGCAGTCTTCTACCAACTTTATCTTGATTTGGAATCACAACTCTTAGTGTGCCAAATCTTTGTATCATGTATTTTTTGTTTGCAATTTTGTCAGGCACAAAAGATGCAACAAATTCATCAAATTTTTCCATGAAGTCTTTTCTACTGCATGCATTTTGCACATGTTTAGATACTTTGACAATATCACTAGCTGATAAAGTTTTGTGTATAGTTTCAAGTTCAGTGACTTGTGGTGCAACTTCTTGCACAACAGACAATGCCCATTGTGGCCAGTTGTATTTTTCAAGATCGTAGTTGAGTGTTTTATTACGCCAGTGTTCTTGTATGCTTGACAACTGCATGTTCGTAATTAGTTTTTGCCAAGATTTTTGATTAGGTCTTTGATCTTAGATGATTCAACATTGGCTCTTACTTTGCCAATGTCATCCTTGAGTGGTTCATCTGACTTGTGTTCTTCTTTGACTTCAGATGTAACAGTGGATGTTCTTTTTAAATTGTTGTAGATGCTTGGCGCTTGCTTCTTGAATGATTGATATTCTTCATCCTCTGCTAGATCAAGTATACGCAGTGTGTCTACATTGAACTCTAAGTCTACCTTGTGTCCGACACCAGAACTGGATCTTGTCTTCATGAACTGTATCTGATACTTGCCACGTTCACGCATTGCTCTACTTGTAAAAATACCAATCACATTGTCTGCTGTTTGTATTTTACTCAAGCCACCACTGATGTGCGAATGATCAAACTCAATTTCTTCAACACTGGCTCTGTTCAACTGCGATGCTGTGATCAACAAACAGTTCATATCCACAGCAACATTTCTCAACTCTTCAGACACATACTTGTCTTTAACAAATAGATCACTAGGCGACACTCTTTTATTCATCGGCATCAACAGATCCAAATAGTCAATCAGTATTACATCACACTGTAAATTGTGTTGTATTTCAAACTCTTTAATGTATGCTCTCACATCCAATGCTGTGGCACCAGCGGGAATATATTTGATTCTCAACTTGCCAGATGTTTTTGCTTTCATCTTAACTTTGAGATCCACTGTGTCTAAGTCTTTGTATATTTCACGTGTTGGAGTCTCAGTCATCATTGCATCTATTCTCATTGCTGTAAGTTTTTCACTCAACTCAAGTGTGACGTAACACACATTCAATCCTTGTTCAGCATAGTTGCATGCCAAGTTCTGCAAGAATAAACTTTTACCAGCACCCGATCCACCAGCAAATATATTCAGTTCGCCTCTGTTGAATCCACCAAACAGTTTCTTGTCTAGTCCTGCCCAACCTGTGGACACTGTGCCATTGTTGTCTTTGAGTGCAGTCAATCTGCCTTTTGGGTCTTCGAAGTAGTCTGTACCCATGTCTTTGGTCAGTCCAACCTGTACTGCTTCTTTTATTTTGTTTTCTACAGCACCATACTCACCTTTCTCCAACATGTCTGCTGAAGTCAGTATCGCTTGTTCTAGTGCTTTGTGTCTACAAAAGTTTTCAAACTCATCTAGGAACCAGTTGTAGTGTGCTGGATCTATGTCTTGGGCACTCTTTAGTTCTACACCAGTCTTTGCTTTGACCATGTCCAACTCTGGCAACTGTTTATAATCATTTGAATATTCTTTGACAAACTGTGCCACTGGTTGTAAGTCTCTGTTGAAATACTTTGGATTGAATATGTTTTGTATTCTTGAATATGATTCTGCATCGTTCAACATCATTTCGATGAACAATGTTTGTATGTCTTTGTTGTAATCTATCTGTTGAGCCATTTTTTCGCTGTCAATTCTATTTTAAGTTTGGTGTCTTGTATTGTAGCAAGAATACTTTTGAAAGTCAATAGTTTACCATATTTTACAATAGCATCTCCTACATCTACCACATCATCACCCCAGTTTGGAAATGCCACAGACCAACCATAGTCTACGGCTTTTGTAATCATCTTGCGTCCGGCCTCATCACGATCCGGCACCACAACCACTTTGCGTTGTAAGTTGTTGATCATTTCTGCTTGTCTTTGATTTGGTTCAGAACCTAG